GGATACCTGAGGCTCAACGCGCTTAAGTATCTCTCCAGGGCCGGCTTAAAGGGCGATGCGGTGACTGATTTGAAAAAAGCCGCCTGGTACATCAACCGTCTGATCGGGGATCTCGAGAGTGAACGTCCGCGCTAAAGTGAAAAAACGCAATCCCGTAATCCGCGATCTAATCCAGCGGCCTCCTCGGGGAGCGGGCAAGCACAAGGACAAACGGAGGCAGAATGAGAATCGAGGCAACAATACGCCGGTTCACGATCCTCGTCATTCCTGAGGGGTTCGCTTGGCCAGAGTACGTTAACGGACAGTATGGTCTAGCCGTAACCTACTGGAGGCGAGCTAAATGGCAGTGGGGCCTGCGCTGTAGCCTGCTGTGGGGCCGCAGTCGACCGTTCGTAAGGGTTACGACCTACTCGTGCCCTAGCGCGGGTACAGCAGGCGCCGTCAGCCCTCTGAAGTGTGTGCTGCCCCATGCGAACGCGAACAAGTATTCGTGGTGGAGACGTTAGGGTTTGTCCCTATAAAAAAAGTTGAAAAAAGTTCACACAAGCGGATTCGTTTGTGAGAGTATTTGTCTACGGTCACTAACGATCGCAACCAAGAGAAAGGACAGTGAAATGAACAACGCAGCACAAAACGCCTACGACAACCGGTTTGATCCACGCCTCGAGGGAGCCGACGAAGAGTATCTCTGGGACGAGACAGAAGAGAACAAGACGCACCTCGTTGAAACATTCGTGACCTTCGCTAACTTCGAAGCGTTCAAGGTCGCAGGCTTCGAGAACCTCAACTGGGTAGCCAACCTGATCAACGAGCCCGTGACCTCCTGGGCAACGCAGTGGGTCGCCGAAGAAATCGCACAGCTCGAGGGGCAGTGATGGACGACTTTGAAATCAAACAGCAGCGGGAAAAAGAAACCCGCGCCCTGGTCGAGCAGGCCGTCGATCGGATGTTCAACGAATGCAAACTGGACGAGAGCATCAGGAAGGGGTTCTCTCTGGGCTGCACTACCGGGATAGCCGCAATGCTCTTCCTGGACCTCTCTGAAGAACGTCAGAAGCACTGGATGTATTTTTTTAACAAGGAACAGAAATGACAATTGCATCAGCTAAGGTGGCCACCAAGTGCCTGGTACTCAACGGCACCCACCTCATACCACACTTCCACTTCAACGGCTACTACGCCCTCCCAGGTGGACTGATGGCCAGCGAGGCAGAGCTACTCAGGCGCGGGGCAAAGAAGGGTATGCTCATGCTATGGCCGAAGTTTGACTGACACAACAAGCCGGGGAAACCTGGCTTTTTTTATGCCCGAAATGAAAATCATTCCAATTACCTTGCGTCAGGCGCAGGAGTTTGTGAAAGACCATCATAGGCATAACCGTCCGCCGGTTGGTCACAAGTTCAGTATTGGCCTGGCAAACAAAGAGGGTAAGTTGATCGGAGTAGCTACAGCAGGCCGACCAGTATCAAGGCACCTCGATGATGGGTTCACGTTAGAAGTCAATCGAACTTGCACGTTGGGCGATCGCAACGCCAACTCTATGTTGTACGGCGCTATCTGGCGAGCGGCGAAAGCAATGGGGTACGTTCGCTGCATAACCTACACACAGCATGATGAGAGCGGGGCCTCCTTGCGCGGAGCTGGATGGGTCAAGGCCAAGGAACTACCCCCTAATACAGGCTGGAGCAAACCATCTAGACCTCGAGAGGACATTGGGTCAGCCGGCATCTCTCGCACAAGATGGGAAATTCAAACTTTTTCTGTGCCATAATGATTCCTCGATCCCATGCGGTACGTCGGTGGTGGGATCTTGCAAACCCTGTTACACGAGCGAGCCAGAGCAGGGACGGTGGGCGAACCCTAGAGCCGGGCGGTTGAAATAAGTCTGGGGAGCGTTGCCAGAGCAGCGTCAAGCGGTCCTGTATCTTCTCTATAGATACGGTAAGGGCTAGCATTGCCAGAGAGATAAGAAAGAAAGAAAGAAAAGAATAAATAATGCTAAAGCCGCTTTCGCTAACTTTTTTTTTATTGCAAAGAGAAAACAATGCACGTTGCAACCGAGGCCAATCAAACGATAGTTAGAACACTAGCGTCTGCTGGCATTCGTCATGAAGATATCGCCACAAAGCTAGGCATTTCCCAAGACACATTGGTCCGTAAATACCGTAAAGAACTCGACGATGGCCGTATTGATGCCAACGCAGAGATGGCCTCATCCTTATTCAATCAAGGTAAGAACGGAAACGTGACCGCGGCCATCTTCTGGCTAAAGTCCCGTGCAGGCTGGTCCGATCGATCCCAGATTGAGTTGACGGGTGAGAACGGTGGCCCTGTCAAGATCGACACTACTGTGTTCAATGAGCTAATCACAAACCTCGAGACCAGGCGGCAGCTCAAGGCCAATGAATGATGATGCGCTGATTCAGGCGCTCTCTGATCCTAAGGTACAGGCTCAGGCTGCAGCACTCTCAGACGTCGATAGAGCCGCATTCTTCTGGCGAATGAAGTGGCTTACAGGAGCCCATGATCACCAGATAATGCCTCCAGGTGATTGGTGGTCAATCTGGTTGCTCTGCGCGGGCAGGGGAGCGGGCAAGACGAGATTAGCTGCTGAACAGATAGGGTGGCTTGCATGGTCCAATCCAGGCACTCGAGCCCTTGTTGCCGCCCCAACATCATCTGACGTAAGGGGAACCTGCTTCGAGGGCGACAGCGGGCTTCTTAACGTCATTCCTCCCATTTTGGTAGAGGACTATAACAAGTCCCTGCACGAGCTAAAGCTAAAGAACGGCTCGCTCATTAAGGGCATCCCTGCATCAGAACCAGAACGCTTCCGCGGCCCTCAGTTCCATTACGCCTGGGCTGATGAGCTAGCGGCCTGGGACTACTTGCAAGCGGCATGGGATCAGATTCAGTTCGGGCTGCGGCTGGGTAAGCGGACGATCATGATCTGCACCACAACGCCCAGACCTAAAGACCTGATCATCGACCTGATCGGTAGGGACGGCGACGATGTAGTGGTGACTACGGCATCGACGTACACCAACCTGGCAAACCTCTCCCCCAACTTTCAAAGACAGATCCTGCAGTACGAAGGGACCAAGTTAGGGCGCCAGGAGATCTTCGCCGAGATCATTGATCCTGAAGAGAGCGGCATTGTCAAAAGGGATATGTTCAGGTTGTGGCCGGCTGACAAGCCATTCCCGCGGTTTGAATACATTATTCAGAGTTACGATTGCGCCTATACAGAGAAGACGCAGAATGATCCGACTGCCTGTATTACTTATGGTGTCTTTAAACCAACCGACGATCCAATGTCGGTGATGGTTATTGATTGCTGGCAGGATAGATTACAATACCCCGATTTACGGCCCAAGGTCATTGAGGAATACAACAATGTGTATGGCGAGGGAAAGGATCGCAAGCGCGTTGACCTCATTCTGGTTGAGGATAAGTCAGCCGGTATCAGTCTCATTCAGGACCTTCAAAGGGCGCATCTTCCCGTTCGCTCATATAACCCCGGCAAAGCAGACAAGATGCAGCGGCTCAACATCGTCAGCAACGTAATCGCCCGCGGCCGGGTCTGGATACCTGAGAGCAGCACCAGGCCAGGCTACGTTCGCGACTGGGCCGAGGGGATGGTCAGCCAGCTCTGTGCATTCCCTGAGACGACGCACGACGACTTTGTGGACTGCACCAGCCAGGGCCTGCGGTTCCTCCGTGACTCAGGCTGGATTGAGATTGACCCACCGCCTCGAGACGATTACGACGACGATGACTACGCAGACTCCGGAGCCAGCAGGAAGCGCGTCAACCCCTACGCCGCATAGGTGATATATGCCGATTGACCAGAAGATGCTCGACGAAGAACTGCGCCGAGTCCGTGAAAGCGGTTTTGGGTTTAATCCGATGGCTGGCAAGGCTGCAAAGCAGAAGAAGATGCGGGATGAGCGCAAGCGCGAGGAGAAGGAGCCAACACCAGAGCCAACAGCGTTAGACATTCAAGCCGGGCGCCAGTTTGGGTTTGATCCTAACGTAGAGCGCCTGGGCATCCTCCCCTATCCTCGGGGGGCCTTGACGAAGGGCAGCAAGGTTGACTGGTCCGATTGGGTGGCGCCTCAGGTTGTGTACGATGCCGCGAAGGCGTATGCACTGCCAGGCTATGCCGCACAGGGCGGTGACTATACGCCAGAGGAGGTCGCCAACATGGCCGGAACAGTGGCCGGCGGAGGGATGGCTTTAGGTCGGGCTCCGGCAGGCGCTTTGGGGATGATGATAGGCCCAAGATCTAAGTTATGGGATAAAGACGTTGCCGATATAGCCCAGCAAATGGAAAGAGAGGGACGCAATAGAAACGAAATTTGGCAAGCCACTAGAACTTTTCGAGCGCCTGACCAAGGATTACGCCAAGAAATCCCAAGCATTGACATGAGTTATACGCCAAGCAAAGTTGCGCGTCGACAAGCAATGGAGGGCCGCAACTTGCATAACGATGATTTGTATGGCACGGTAGACGAGTTTATTGAGCATCCTTTTCTAAAAGAAGCTTACCCTGAATTGTTTAACCAAAGATTCTTGCAATTACGCCCAACCAACCCAGACTTTCACGATGTCCCAGAGTCTATGGGGTTTTATTTTCCGCCAACAAAAAGTATTGTTCTAAACTCAAATCCGTCTTTAATGGATCGTAGATCGGCGGCGCTGCATGAGTTGGCCCACGCAATACAAGACATAGAGGGATGGCCAGGCGGAACAAGTCCTGAGCATATGGCAGGGAAAATGTCAAAACGCATAATTGAAAAATCAAAAGGCCAAACCAAAAAAGATCCAATAGATTATTATTCAGATCCATTTAAAGCTTATAAAAACGCATCGGGAGAATTGGAAGCCCGCATGGTGCAAAAAAGGCGAGATTACGACGCCGAAAAAAGAAGAAAAATTCCTCCATTTATGGATTACGAAGTTCGAGACGAGTTCCACATCCCAAATTATGCAAGCGGTGGGAGTGTTGGCTTTTTGAACACAATAAATAGGTAAGACCAATATGGCAACCCAGTTCCCAGTTGACGCCGAGGCCGATCGCTTCGTTGATGGCCAGCCAGATACGGCGCCAGCAGAAGACATTGGATCGCTGTTTGAGGACTCCGACATTGAGGAGTTGCCCGACGGTGGCGCTATGGTCACGACAAAGTCTGAGGGGCCTCGAGAGAATGAGGACTTCTACCGCAACCTGGCTGACGACCTTGACCTTGAGATGGACGAGGACTTCGGCGGGCTGGCGCTGCGCTACATCGAGCTAGTTGAGAAGGATCGGCGGGCTCGAGAGAAGCGCGACGAGCAGTACGAGGAGGGTATCCGCCGCACAGGGCTCGGCAACGATGCGCCTGGCGGGGCCAACTTCAGCGGTGCCAGCAAGGTAGTCCACCCTGTCATGGCCGAGGCCTGCATCGACTTTGCCTCTCGAGCTATCAAGGAGTTATTCCCGCCCGATGGCCCTGTACGGACGAATATCCTAGGTGACGTTGACGAGAACAAGCTAGCCGCGGCCGAGCGCAAGCGCGACTTCATGAACTGGCAGTTGACCCAGCAGATTGAGGAGTTCCGGGACGAGCAGGAGCAGATGATGACGCAGCTACCGCTAGGTGGCTCGCAGTACATGAAGCTCTGGTACGACGAGAAGAAGCGCCGGCCCTGTGCTGAGTTCCTGCCGATCGACAACGTCCTGCTGCCGTTCTCCGCGGTGAACTTCTACACGGCGCAGCGGGTAACGGAGGTCCACGACATTACCCAGTACGAGTTCGATCGCCGGGTTGCGTCTGGGCTCTACAAGGACGTTAGCTGGATGTCGTCTGCGATGGAGCTTGATCCAACCAAGTCGCAGAAGGCCACCGACAAGATTGAGGGGCGCAACCAGGGCGAGAACGAAGACGGGATGCGCCGTATATACCATGTATATACATGGCTTGAGATCAAGGGTGACGAGTACACGAAGGGTGAGTCGGCGCCGTACATTCTGATGATTGACGACTACAACTCTGAGGCGATCGGGTTGTACAGGAACTGGGAGGAAGGCGATGACACGATGGCGAAGTTGGACTGGATCGTGGAGTTTAAGTTCATTCCTTGGCGGGGTGCTTACGCTATCGGCCTTCCTCATCTTATTGGCGGTCTGTCTGCTGCTCTCACCGGTTCTCTTCGCGCCCTTCTAGACTCCGCCCACATCAATAACGCCGCGACACTCTTAAAGCTCAAGGGGGCCAAGCTATCGGGCCAGTCCCTGCAGGTTGAGGTAACGCAGGTGGCCGAGATCGAGGCGGCGCCAGGCATTGACGACATCAAGAAGCTTGCGATGCCGATGCCGTTCAATCCGCCCTCTCCCGTTCTACTTAGCCTGCTGTCGTGGTTGACGGACGCCGCTAAGGGGGTTGTGACGACGAGCGAGGAGAAAATCGCTGACGTCCAGGCCAATGCACCTGTGGGGACGACGCAGGCGTTGATTGAGCAGGGCGCCGCGGTGTTCTCTGCAATCCACGCTCGGCTTCACGCTAGCCAGGCTCGAGTGCTAAAGATCCTGGGCCGCATCAACAAATGGTACCTGGAGGATATGCAGCGCGATGAGGTGGTTGAGGGTCTGGACATCAACCGCGAGGACTTCTTCAAGTCGGCCGATGTGATCCCGGTGAGTGACCCGCACATCTTCTCTGAGACCCAGAGGATGGCGCAGACGCAGGCCGTAATGGCTTTGATGGAGAAGAACCCTGATTTGTTTAATCGGCAGGCTGTTGTTCAGCGGTTTTTAAAGCAGATTAAGGTTCCGAATATAACGGAGTTGATGATTAACACCGCTGGGCCAGAGAAGGCTGATGCTGCTACAGAGAATGTGGCAATGTCTATTGGTCAATCGGCTAATGCGTACCCAGAACAGGATCATTTGGGTCATATTCAGGTGCATTTGGACTATGCAAAGGACCCTGTATATGGTGGAAACCCGCTAATTGCGCCGACTTTCTCTCCAAAAGTCATTGAACACTTGAAACAACACATTGTTCTGTGGTATTTAAGCAGAATGAATGGCTATGTCAAGAAGACAACAGGGGAAACTGTTGAAGATTATGGCTCAATGCCCGATCCGAAGCCGATGGATAAGATATTTGGTGCCGTATCTCAACACGTTATGCTAGATACGAAGGATGCATTGGCTGGAATCATGCCGGTTATCCAGCAAATCATGCAGCAGTCGCAGCAAAGTAAGCCACAACCCGAAATGCCGCCCGATGCACAGGTTCTTTTGCAGACTAGCATGGCCGAGACCCAGCGTAGGGCGCAGCGAGATCAGCAGGAGATGCAACTCAAACAGGCAGAGCTGCAGGCTGATGCGGCTTTGCGGACTCAAAAGATGCAGGCTGACCAGGATTTGGCTGAAAAGGACCTTGAATTGCGTTACGGCACCAAAGAACTTGAGATGCAACTCAAGGAGCAGATTGAGGCCGCGAAGATTGAGCGCGATGCAGTTGGTTTAAAGAATGACCAGGACAAGATTGCTATTGAAATGGCAAAAGGTGGCCTGGTTAGGGATGATTCGACGGGTATGTCTGAGGGCGGTTTAATTCAACAAGGGGATGGTTATGAAAACCAATGATCAGGATCAGAAAAGCGTTAATGTGAACCAACACAAACGCATTGCAATGGGCGAGAAGCTTGACGGCCAATCGCTCAAGGGCACTAATGAGAAGAAGGGGGGCCTTCAGCAGGCTAAAGAAAAGAAATGAGGATTATTTCTGATCTTATTGGCCTGATTGAAGAGCAAAAGGGATTTGTCGCCGACTCAATGTTAGCCGGTGCAAATAGCTGGGAGGGGTACCAGCGACTGGTGGGCCAGCATATTGGCCTTCAGATGACTTTGGACTTTATCAACAATTTACTTGAGGATGGTGATGCAAACAAATGAACTTGAATGGGCTTTCCCATCGGTGGAACCGGGGGCGCGGCCGGCAGGTGGACGAATTCTTGTCCAACTGAGACGGACCAAGCGTAAGACGGCAGGCTCGGGAATCATTCTCGTGGAGGAGACGAAGGAGACGGAGAAGTGGAACAACATGGTGGCCAAAGTCATTGCGTTGGGTCCTCTGGCTTTCTGTCACCGTGACACTCAGCAGCCCTGGCCTGAAGGCGCCTGGTGCAAGGTGGGTGATTACATCCGGGTCCCTAAGTGGGGCGGAGATCGCTGGGAGGTTCCAATCCCTAGCGAGGACAAGGAAGACCCGGCCCTTTTTGCCATCTTTAACGATCACGAGGTTATCGCGATTGTGACTGGCAATCCTCTTGACATGAAGGTGTATGTATGACCGACGATACTCAAGACCAGGAAGTTGGTGATGTTGTTGAGGAGCAGGACGGTTCCGCGGTTGCGCTAGTTGACCTCCCTGATGAGCCTAGTGAATCGGGGGAGTCTAGCTCTGAGACGGCGGAGCAGAACCGCAACCGGCGCCGTGAGAAGAAGGAGCGGTTCAAGCGGATCAATGAGGAGAAGGATACCCAGCTAACGCTACTGCAGCGTCAGAACCGTGAGCTGATGGAGCGTCTATCGGCCGTTGAGCGCCGCGGCGTCCAGTCCGAGATTGCCGGGGTGGACAAGAAGATCCAAGAGGAGGAGGAGCGTTACCAGTGGGCTCTGGGCCAGGTTAAGAAGGCCGTGAGCGAGGTTGACGGCGAGACCTTTGCCTCAGCGCAGCAGGTGCAGTCTGACGCCGAGAAGAAGCTTGAGTATTGGCGCTGGAAGAAGCAGTCAATGGTTGAGCAGGCGGAGGCGCCACCAAAGGCTGACCCTCGAGTTATGGACCATGCCAACAGGTGGATGGAACGTAACAAGTGGTTCAACCCCAACGGCGGCGATACGGACAGCGACATTGCTCGGGTGATTGACGCGCAGTTGGCGAGGGAGAACTACGACCCTACTTCCCAGGAGTACTGGGAGGAGCTTGATTCTAGATTGAGAGATAGATTGCCAAATAAACAAAGACGCCCCAGAAGTGTTGTCACTGGGTCCGAAAGAGAGTCAACGCCTCAAGCAAGCGGGGATTCTTTTTACATTAGCCCTGAGCGTGTAAAGGCAATGAAGGACGCTGGTTTTTGGGATGATCCAAAGATGCGAGCCAAGATGATTAAACAATATGCGAATTGGAATCGCACCAACCGGGAAACTGCGTAAATGGATGCTAGAATAAAGAAACCGTTATCTCTTGGCGGCCGCGAAACTCGTGCTAGCGAGGACGCATCAAGGGCTCCTGTAGAGGAGAAGTTCATGTCAGCGCAAGAACGTCGAAAGATGTGGAGCGACGAGTGGACACAGACCGCGCTACCAAAAGTGCCTGAACTTCCGGGATGGCATCTTTGCTGGCTTTCGACGACAAACAGTTACGACAGCGTTGATAAGCGGATGCGACTTGGGTACGTTCCCGTTACAGCGGATGAGTTTCCAGGGTTCGAGAATTACCGCGTAAAGGCTGGAGAACAGATCGGTCACATTGCTTGCAATGAGATGGTTTTGTATAAGCTTCCGATGGACGTTTATCAAGACTTGATGTTGCATATGCATCATGAGTTGCCCAACGACGAGGCGGATAAGATCCGAGTCCAAGTTGAGAATCTTCAGGGTGCAAGGGACAGTTCTGGCAAGAGTTTGGGTCGAGTAGAAGGCGAAGGATTTGGTGACTTTGACCGAAACGTAAAAACGCCCATATTCCAAGGGTAACTTTTATTAGGAGTGTGCTATGTCAGCAACTAGTGCTCCGTTCGGCCTGCGCCCGGCGTTCCATCCTTCTGGTCTGGATCGCGCTCAAGCGTTGGCGAATGGTATTGCGTCGGCTTACGATACCGACATTCTCAAAGGGGCTCCGATCAAGCAGAACACGAGCGGGAACATTGTTCTTGCTGCTGCATCGGATGCAATTCTTGGTGCCTTTGCAGGCGTTGAGTGGACTGATACGACGGGTCGCCGCCGTGTCAACAACTACTGGCCAGCGAACACCGCCTACCAAACTGGATCATGCGTCGCCTATTTCTATAACGACCCCAACATCGTTTATGAAATCCAGACCGATGCAACGATTACGCAGGCTTCCATCGGCGACGAGTACAACTTCTCGGCCAACACTGGTTTTACAGTCTCCAGCGGCTCTAACGTCACTGGCCTGTCAACCACCGGCCTGGGTGTTTCTACCGCTGCCGGCGCAGCCGGAACTGGCGTGATGCGTGTTGTTGATATTTCGCCTGGCGTTGACAATGCATGGGGTGACCCGTTCGTTGTTGTGCGGGTTCAGATCTCCAAGCACCAGTACGCTTCTATCAACGTGTCGTCGAATGCGGCGTCCACTGCGGCCTACCCGGCTGCGCTGTAATAGGAGGGACTGAATCATGGCAGCTTCAATGCGTAGTACTGACTTCCGGAGCATCGTTGAGCCTATCCTCAATGAATGCTTCGATGGAGTTTATGACCAAAGGACCGATGAATGGTCGCGTGTTTTCCGCGAGCAGAACGGTATCCCCCGCAACTACCACGAAGAACCCGTCCTGTACGGTTTCGGCGCGGCACCACAACTGCCAGACGGGACTCCGGTTTCGTACCAGCAGGGCGGTGTGCTCTTCCTCAAGCGTTATGTGTACAACGTCTATGGCTTGGCCTTCGCGTTGACCAAAGTGCTTGTTGAGGACGGCGACCATATCCGTATCGGTCAGGTGTATTCGCGTCACCTTGCTCAGTCTTTGATTGAGACCAAAGAGACGCTTTCTGCGAACGTCCTTAACCGTGCGTTCAACTCGTCCTACGCTGGCGGTGACGGTGTTGCCCTTAACTCGGCATCACACCCAATCGCCACTGGTACGTTTAGCAACCTGTTGTCAACCGCGGCTAACCTTAGCCAGACCTCGCTCGAGCAGATGTTGATCCAGATCCGTCAGGCTGTGGACAACAACCAGAAGAAGATTCGCTTGGTGCCCCGCCAGTTGGTGGTCGCTCCTGGCAACGTCTTCCAGGCTGAGGTGCTGCTCAAGAGTGTTTTGCGCTCGGGTAACGCCAACAACGACATCAACCCGATCAAGTCGATTGGGCTGCTGGACGAAGGCGCGGCTGTTCTTTCCCGTCTGACTAACCCATCCGCATGGTGGGTGCAGACCGACGCTCCAGAGGGCATGAAGCTTCTGATGCGCCGTAAGCTTGAGAAGACGATGGAAGGGGATTTTGAAACCGATTCGATGCGCTACAAGGCAACTGAGCGTTACGACGTTGGCTTCACCGATCCTCGCGCAATGTACGGAACTCCGGGCGTTTAAGTAGCGCCTGGCAGGGGGGCGGTTCAAAAGGCCTCCCCCCTTTTTTGTTTAATTGGTCAAGCTTTTCAAGGAGAAGACCATGCCTCAGTTTTCAGATGATTTGTTTCTCGGTCCTGCTCAAACATATATGGGCACGGGCCTTCGCAATTATTCCACCACTGCGACTGGCGGTACAGGTGGCTCGTCTTCTTCTACCCTGACTGTTACGGCAGTTGGGTTTGGTGCGCCAATCATTGTTGGGATGTACGTTGATGGCACGTCTGTCACCGACGGCACTTTCATCACGGCGTTTGGCACCGGTACTGGCGGCGTTGGCACCTACACGCTGAACCAGGCAATCAACATTGCAAACAGCACTGCATTGACGTTGCATGACCTGGAGCCGTTTGAAAATCCATCTCCAATGAGCATTGGCGTTGGCCCATTAGGTCGCGTCTACGCTTGGGATGTGGTTCCTCAGGCGTTGGTTACCAATAACATTGCCGCATCACAGACCCCTGCCGCCGCCGGTTCTTTGACACTGACTGCCGGTACTTCTGTGAAGTCTGTCACTACTGTGAGCGGTGTAACCGTGTTGCAACTTGACGTGCCTCGCGCAGTTCAGTTGACCACAGCATCTGGAACAATTGCAACTTCCCGCACGATCACCGTATCTGGTTTTGACGTTTACGGTCAGGCGATGAGTGAAGCAATTGCAACGGGAACAACCTCTTCTGCTGTGGCTAACGTCGCTGGCAAAAAAGCGTTCTACCAAATCACTGGTATCACAATCAGTGGCGCGTTGCCGGTAGCGATCACTGTTGGTACTACTGACGTTCTGGGTATCCCAGTTCGGGTACCTAACGTGGCCTATGTTGCTAGCGTCAAGAGCAACAACACACTAGCGCAAGATGCTGGTACGTTTGTTGCGGCGGATACTGCAACGGCTACGACCACCACAGGCGACGTTCGCGGCACCTACGCTCCTGCCACTGCATCGAACGGTATTGTTCGGACGGTGATGGGAATCCTGTTGCCAGGTATTGCAGTCGGCCCCAATGCAACCCGTGTCGGCGCTCTGGGCGTCACTCAGGCATAAGGAGTAGCGAATCATGCGTGAATTTAAACCAATGGTCAAGATGGAGACCACCGAGCCTACGGTTGAGCTAAAACTCAAGAAAGGCGGCGCTGTTGAGAAGAAAATGGCCGGTGGCGGCGCCCCGATGGGTGCAATGGTCGGTGCCCCTAAAGGCGGGATGATGGCTGGCGCCAAGCCTAAGAAGCCTTCCCTGGCCTCTCGCCGCCGTGCAATGATGGCTAGCGGTGCTGCTGGGGCTCCCTCGGGTCGTGCAGAGGCGATGATGGCTGCTGCCCCTCCTGCCATGCCTCCTAGCCTTCCTCCTAAGCCTCCTATGTCCGCCATGAAGAAGGGTGGCGAGATGGAGTCTCCCAAGGTCCACAAGGCCGAGATGAAGGAGATTTCTGGCATCAAGAAAGAACTTACCCGTCACGAGGGTAAGCCTGCTAGCAAGGCTCACCGCGGGCTGAAGAGTGGTGGTGTTGTGAACGGCAGTTGCGGTTACAAGACTGGCGGCGTCGTGAATGGCCAGGGCGGCTTTAAGACTGGTGGTGTGGCGATGTCTAACGCTGGTGGTTATGCCAAAGGCGGTGCTGCAAAAAAGTTTGCTGAGGGCGGCCGCGTACAGCACGACGGCGGTCCGGAGCAGATGCCACAGGGCAAGAAGAAGCCAGCAGGTCCAGTTTCCATCAACCAACTCTCCGGCACCTATAAGAAGGGCGGGGCGGTGATGATGGCCGAGGGTGGAGACCCTAACGCGGACTTCTATCGTCGCAAGACGGAAGAGAACGAGGCGGATGCGAAGGCGGTCAAGGACGCTCTTTTGTATATCCCTCGCAAGGTTCGCAAGATGGGCAAGGCTCTCGTTGGCTCGTTCGGCTCTAACGACTTTCGTCCTGCTCAGGGCAAGGGCTCGGTGACTGAGACTGAGCGCGAGGTTAGTCGGACGGTTGAGCCTGGTAAGAAGCGCGGCGGCGCAGTCTGTTAAGGGCGGGGGCTCCGGCCCCTGTCTTCATTGGAGATTAGTATGGGCGTTTATTCTTCAGCCACTCGTCAGGGTGCGTATGAGCCTTTTGAACTTCAGGTTGCCCGCGGCCAAGTTGATGGTCACACCCCTATAGAAATTTTTGGCTACAGTGCTGCAATTGGCGCTACTGCACAAGGCCCGATGTGGGAAGGTCAAACCCAGTCGGGTGGTTTGTATACACCACCATCAGCGGCGGCACCTTTGGTTTTGGTGAGTAGTTCTGCATCAGACACAACAGCACTAAGCGTAAGAATTGAAGGGTGTGGGGCAAATTTTGCTGCGTTGACTGAGACCATTGCGCTTAATGGCACGACCAACGTAACTACCACAAATTCTTTTTTGCGTATCAATGGGATGTATGTGACTAATGGCACAAACGTCGGGACCATTACAGCAAAAATTAGTTCGACAACCTACGCGCAAATCAATGCCGGTGTTGGTCAGACGCAGACGTCAATTTACACCGTGCCTGCTGGTTACACATTCTACTTGTCTTATGTCCAGTACGACGCCGCGATTGGATTTACGTCTAGTGCGTTTATGACTGGCCAAGAGTACAACAAAGACAATGTAACTGGACAAATTACCGTAACTCACCAAACTGTTTTTGTGCAAAAGCAAGAAATACCATACACCTGCCCGGTCCCTCATACTGAAAAAACTGATATGCAATTTTGCGTAAAGGCAAGCGCTGGTGGGCCATTGACGGCAAGTTTGTATGCAGGCGGTTTTCTTATCAAAAACCCGGACTAATCATGCCTAGCAAGTCGCCAGCCCAAGAACGGTTGATGCAGGCCGTCGCTCACAACCCTAAGTTTGCGAAAAAGGTCGGCATCCCTACGTCTGTCGGGAAAGAATTTGCAAAGGCTGATGAGGCAAAGATGAAGGGCGGTGGTTTGTACGCCAACATCGCGGCCAAGAGGAAGAGGATAGCCGAGGGTAGCGACGAGAGAATGCGTAAGCCTGGCTCTCCTGGCGCCCCGACTGCGAAGGCATTTGAAGAGTCAGCCAAGACCGTGAAGCTGAAGAAGGGCGGGCCTAGTCTTGCTATAGGTCGCGGTGAGAAGCTGCCAGCGGGCCAGGGAGCGGGTTTGACGGCCAAGGGTAGGGCTAAGTACAACCGCGAGACTGGAAGCGATCTGAAGGCTCCTCAGCCGGGCGGAGGCGCAAGGCGTGACTCGTTCTGTGCTCGGATGGGTCCGGTTGCGGAGAAGAGCGAGAAGGGAAGCCGTGCTCGAGCCTCGATGCAACGATGGAACTGTCCGGGGTGGTAGATGGCCTATAGCGAAACGGTTAGTGCAACGGTCGTTAATGTTCAAAAGTTAATTGATCATGGCGCTCGTCGTGCGGGAAAGCTTGCCGAAGAGCTGACGGTTGAGCAGGTTAATGCCGCTCGAGAGTCGCTGTATTTTGTCTTGTCTGAGCTTGTCAACACCGGAATTAACTACTGGTGTATTGACAAGAAGGTCATCGGGCTGCAGGCGAACAAGCAGGTTTACGATATGCCGGTGGGGTTCAATGACGTCCTCAACGCGCTATATCGCAAGATGAACCGTCCTGAGGGCGCGTATTCGTCTTCTTCGGGGATTGCCGTTAATGCGTTTGACGGCAACATAGACACAGTCTGTACTCAAACATCTACTAATGGAAACATATCCGTTTATTACAATTCGCCGGTCTACATCGGGTCAATCGGCGTACTTGCAGGCGTTTCTGCAAACATCACAGTTGTATTTGAGTATTCCACCGACGGAATTACCTGGCAGACGCTCTATTCGCCGGGGCAGCAGACCTGGATTGACGGACAATGGCTCTGGTTTGACATCGAAACCGGCCAAAATTGCCAGTACTACAGAATGCGGGCCATCAACGGCGGGACTTTAGTCGTTCGGGAGCTGTTTTTTGGCAATAATTCGACCGAAATTACGATGGCTAGGCTCAATCGTGACGACTATACGAACCTGCCAAACAAAAATTTCACTGCAAATCAGCCATTTCAGTTTTGGTTGACACGAACGCTGCCGCTTGCTCAGATGAACCTGTGGCCGGTGCCTAGTGATCCGTTCGTTCAGGTCGTTGTTTGGTATTCGCGCCAGGTAATGGACGTCGGTGCCCTAACAGATGAGCTAGAGATCCCGCAACGCTGGTATATGGCCATTTTGAATATGCTGGCGCATCAGATGGCACTGGAATTGCCAGGCATTGACCCTGCTCGCATTCAGTACCTGGCTGCTCAGGCAGATAAATCGTTCATGTTGGCCGAGCAAGAAGAACGAGACAAGTCACCAATATACTTTGCACCTGCGATCGCTGTATATACTAGGTGACTTATGCCGGTATTTCTTGATACTAGAGGGCTTTCGGATCTTTCGATCGCAATCTGTGACCGGTGCAAGTTCAAGAGGCCCCATGCTGTTATGAGGTCCGATCCTAACTTTCCGGGGCTGCAGGTATGCGACCAGGGTTGTGCGGACAACTTTGACCCGTATAGGTTGCCGGCAAGGAAAACAGAGAAGATTACAATACGCTTTCCGCGGCCAGACGAAAGCATTGCCATTGAGGACAATAATCTTACGGTTGGGGGCGATAATAACTTTGTGTTGTCCCCAGAGCAGAACACGCAGACGCCAGAGAACAACGGCAACCTGGATAGTATTGAGATATAAATGGCTAATGTAACGATCACTCAGCTACCTTTTGCCCAGGCGCTAACCGGGACCGAGCTTGTCCCAATTGTTCAGAACGGGCAGACGGTTCGCACGACGACGGGTGCGATTGGTGGCGGCGGTACTGGCGGCGGTGTTTCTTCCGTTGATGTCTCTGGCGGCACTACCGGGTTAACGACCACCGGCGGCCCCATTACGACTTCCGGGACCATCACACTAGGTGGGACGCTTGCGGTTGGGAGTGGCGGTACGGGTGCGGGTACTGCGGCCGCGGCTCGAGTAAACCTGCTGCCGAGCTACGCAGGGAACTCGGGTTATGTATTAAAGGTCAACTCTGGCGCCACTGACGTTGAGTGGTCTGCTACGGGTGGTGGCGGTAGTGGCTCCGTTACTCAAGTTAATACCGGCACAGGGCTTACTGGCGGCCCGATTACAACGACCGGGACGATCTCCCTGGCGAACACCGCGGTAACGCCTGCGACGTACTCTAATGCGACGGTTGCGGTGGATGCTCAGGGTCGGATTACCTCGGCGTCTTCGGGTACTGCGCCGGTTACTTCGGTGACTGGGACGGCAAATGAGATTACCTCGAGTGGTGGCACGACGCCTACCCTTTCCTTGCCAAGCGCCCTCACCTTCACCGGAAAAACAATTGCCGGCGGGACGTATTCAGGCGGGACAATCAACAACACCTCTATTGGTGCCACTACTGCATCAACGGGTAGCTTTACGTCGTTGGCCGCCACATCGGGGACGGTTCTTGCGACTCCGACTGGCAACAACGACATTGTCAACAAGGCGTATGCGGATGCGGTTGCCTCTGGGTTGACCTTTCACCAGAACTGTGACTTTGCGACCGCTGACTTCCTGCCGGATTGCACCTACAACAATGGGTCGTCGGGCGTTGGCGCTACCCTGACCGCGGTCTCAAACGGCGAGCTGTTAGTTGACTCGTCCACAATTTACTCCGGCAATCGGATTCTTGTAAAAAATCAATCGTCCCAGTTACAAAACGGGATCTATACGGTCACGCAGGTCGGCACCGTTTCAGCGCCGTTCATTCTGACTCGGGCGACGGACTACAACACGCCTGGCACGACTTACCTAAACGTTGACGCTGGCGACTTCACGCTTGTGCTGAATGGCGCAACGAACGCAAATACCTCGTGGGTTCAGACAACGCTGCAGCCAATTACGATCGGCACCACGAGCATCGTTTTTGTTCAGTTCGGTGCGGGTAGTGCTGTTTATTCTGCCGGGACTGGCCTAAGTCTATCTGGCACAAACCAATTCAGCATCACTAACAGCGGCGTGACATCGGGGACTTATGGGTCTGCGTCAGCGGTTCCTCAGTTGTCGGTTAACGCTCAAGGGCAAGTCACCGGTGCGTCAAATGTAAATATTGCGATTTCGGCGTCTCAGGTCACCTCTGGAACGCTTCCGATCGCTCAGGGTGGCACTGGGCAGACTACCGCGGCTAATGCAATCAATGCCCTTCTGCCGTCGCAAACGTCAAATAGTGGCAAGTTCTTAACGACCGATGGATCAAACGTCTCCTGGGATACGGGACGGCTTGGAACAGTTCAGTCGATCTCTGTTGTCTCTGCAAATGGCCTGGCGGGCACTGTAGCGAATCCTACGTCTACTCCTGCCATTACCCTATCTACGACCGTAACGGGGCTTCTGAAGGGCAACGGAACGGCAATTAGCGCGGCCACGTCTAATACGGACTACCAGGCGCCAATCACGCTTACGACGACCGGGACAAGCGGCGCGGCTACCTTTAACGGGACTACGCTAAACATCCCTCAGTACTCTGGCGGTGGTGGTGGTGGGACTCCTGGTGGATCGGATACCCAGGTTCAGTTTAATAACTCTGGTGCCTTTGGCGGCTCTGCTAACTTTACTTGGAACGGCGCAAGCTTGCAGATTGGCGGTCAAGGGGCGGTTAGATTTGCTGATTTAGATAGCAGCAACTATGTCGCTTTTAGGGCCCCGTCTACTGTTGGAACCAATGTTACTTGGACACTTCCGGCCGCTGATGGGTCCAATGGCCAGGTTCTTTCAACAAACGGTGGATCGACGCTGTCATGGGTTACGCCGACTAGCGTTACTCCTCCGGGCGGATCTGACACTCAAATTCAGTTTAATAGTTCCAATACATTTGGCGGGTCTAATAATTTAACTTGGGACGGCTCTAACGTACAATTAGGGTCTCAGGGTCAAATTCGGCTTGCTGATTCGGATAGCAGTAATTATGTGGCTCTGAGGTCGCCGGCTACTGTTGCTGCCAATAGAATATTTACGTTACCGTCAATATATGGAACAAACGGTCAGTTTTTATCAACCGACGGCACTGGCGTCCTGTCCTGGGCTACGGCAAGTGGCGGCGGGGGCGGTAGTCCGAACCTTGACGGTGGAACGCCAACTAGTAACTATGGCGGGATTACCGCAATTGACGGAGGGACGCCATAATGGCCGTTCAGATACAACTTAGAAATGGTACTGCCGCGCAGTGGACCTCTGCCAATCCGACGCTTGCTGTTGGTGAGATTGGCGTTGAGACGGACACGAACCGGTTCAAGGTAGGCACTGGCTCAACCGCATGGAACAGCCTTGCTTATTCGGTAGGGTTTTCCTGGAGGGGGACCTGGTCGGGGGCAACGGCCTACGTAGTAAACGATGTGGTTTATTACAACGGCTCGAGCTACATCTCTATCCAGAACGGTACCAATCAGAACCCGGCAACTCAGACGGCGTACTGGAACACGGTGGCGCTTGCCGGCTCTGTGTCCTCGGTAGCGCAGTCGTTCACCGGGGGGATTGTTTCTGTTGCCGGCTCGCCGATTACCTCTTCCGGGACTTTGGCGTTGACTGTTGCCGGGACTAGCGGCGGTGTCCCCTACTTCTCGAGCGGTACGACCTGGGCGACCAGTTCGGCGCTTGCATCTAACGCCTTGGTTGTTGGTGGCGGCGCTGGGAATCCTCCTGCAACTGTCACGACCGGGACCGGGGTGCTTACGTTCTTGGGTACGCCGTCAAGCGCAAACTTGCTTTCGGCAATGACCGATGAGACAGGCACTGGTGTGTTGGTGTTTAACAATGCCCCCGCGCTAACGAACCCAACGGTTACAAACTACGTTGAAACGCTGTATTCGGCTAATACCAGCACGGCGATTACGGTTGATTTGACCAACGGAACTGTTCAGAATTTGACGCTGACGGGCAATGCAACGATCACAATGCCAACTGCTGTAGCTGGCAAGTCGTTTGTTATTATTTTGTCGCAAGACGGTACTGGCGGCAGAACGGTTACTTGGTCAACGGTATCTTGGCCTTCGGCGACCGCGCCAACAATCACCAGCACCGCGAGCAAACGGGATATTTTCTCGTTTTTCTCTAACGGTACAAGCTGGTTTGGAACAACAATCGGACAGAATTACACATAATGTTTGCTGCATCTAAATCAGGCCGAGTTGCCGCTGCCCCCGCTGCTACGGACCCGTTTTTTCCGTATGTCCCGTTGCTGTTAAATACAACCAGCACTAACGGGCAGCAGAACAATACGTTTCTGGACTCCAGCACCAATAACTTCACGATTACGCGCAACGGAACCCCGACGCAGGGTTCTGTGACTCCGTATTGGCCTGATGGGCAGTGGAGTAATTTTTTTAATGGCAGTTCAGATTATTTATCGGCACCGTCCACTACTGCTTTTGCTTTTGGTTCAGGTGTAAATTTCACCGTTGAGTGCTGGGTGTTCTTAACTGCTTACAGTCCGGGTGGGATTCTTGGCGGCGCATTGGTAGGAACTACATTTTCCGCATCAAGCGGGTGGTTTATTAACTCCGGGCAGGATATAAACACGCTGCGTATTACTAGCGATGCAAGTGGCAGTTGGGGTGATATTATAACCGTTTCTGCCGGAAATGGATTGCCGCTCAATCAATGGACCCATATTGCTTTTGTTCGTAACGGTGGGGCTTTGACTTTATATAAAAATGGAGTTTCTGTTGGAAGCATAACCGGGGCAAGTGCATATAATTTTACGTCTCCCGGCAACACAGCCTACATTGGTTATGCCCAAGGAAGGTACGTTCCCGGTTATATTAGCAATGTACGCATAGTTAAAGGAACGGCAGTCTATACGGGTGCGTTTACTCCACCTACAACCCCACTAACAGCGATTACAAACACTACTTTTCTTACCTGCCAATCCAACAGATTCAAAGACAATAGCACCAATAATTTTGCAATCACGGCCACCGGCACTCCCCGAGCCCAAGCATTCCAGCCGTTCTCACCGACTGCTTCGTACACTCCTGCGGCGTATGGGGGGAGTGGGTATTTCAACGGCAGCACGGATTATTTAACTACGCCAGCAAATACTGCGTTTGCGTTTGGAACAGGTGATTTTACCATTGAGGCTTGGATTTATACCACTGCCAGAATTGGATCTGGCAATTATGGATCTTTAATAACTGGAGTGCAGGTATACGGGACTAGTTCTGACTGGATATTTTGTTTGACGTCGACGGGTTTGTTGTATTTTCAAATTGGCGTGCCTTCTTCTGGCGCTTACCTTTCAAACACAGCCGTTCCGTTGAATTCTTGGACTCATGTTGCATTTTCGAGGGCTAGTGGAACGGTAAAGGCTTTTATTAACGGAGTTGATGCCGGAAATTCTGCAACGTATTCAACTTCGATAAGCAACAATTCAACACCTTTGAGCGTAGGCGGTCCATCAAATGGAAGCGCCAATGGATTGATGCAAGGTTATATTTCTAATCTTCGCATTGTTAAGGGCACGGCTGTTTATACCGCCAACTTTACCCCACCAACGTCGCCAGTTACAGCAATCACTAACACTTCTTTGCTGACAAATTTTACCAACGCGGGGATTTACGACGCTGCGGTTCAGAACAATTCAATCACAGTTGGAGATGCTCAGGCGTCAACCACGCAATCCAAATGGTCGCCCACAAGCATTAAGTTTGATGGAACTGGCGATTATTTGCTTATGCCAAGCGCGACCGTACCGGCTCTTGCTGGTGCGTTCACAATTGAAATGTGGGTTTATTTTTCTTCGATTTCTTCAACGAATCAGACGTTGTGTTGCAAATGGGACACATCTCTTTTTGCATGGCTTCTTCGAGCCAGTAATGCAGGCGTGTTTTTTTCATATGGCAATGGAGTGGCGTTCACGGCCACTTTAAGTTACGCAACTACGCTGACGTCTGGAACTTGGTATTATTTGGCAATCACAAGAAATTCTAGCAATTCTGTGCAAGCGTATATAAACGGTTCTGCAATTGGCTCTGCACAAACGGCAACCGGATCGTTAAATTCAGCGGCCAATTTTGCAGTTGGTATTACTCCGTATCTCACAGACCTTCCTTTAAATGGTTATCTTCAAGACTTACGCATAACCAACGGCGTTGCTCGTACCATCACAACGCCAACAGCAGCATTCCCAACGAGGTAATCATGCAACTCGCTAATCAAGATCTGGTCATTAAAGACCACACAGAGTGGTTTCCCAATACATCGTTTGGCGACCGTGGTCCAAGCCTCGAGTGGATTGCCGAACAGGGTTACTATGTCATTTCCGTATGGAAGCCATACAACCACGCAACTGAAAAGTTGGTTTCTGCCGCTCCGCATTTGTTTGACGGGATGTGCTGCTTGGTTGACGTTGAGCCAATGACTGCTGACGAGCTTAAATCGCGGGTCGACACTCAATGGGCCGTGATCCGCAGCCAACGCAATCAGATGCTCAAAGACACTGATTGGACTCAGGTTGAGGATTCTCCGGTTGACAAGGCGGTCTGGGCAACGTACCGGCAGGCGCTGCGGGATATCACCACGCAAGACGATCCGTTCAATGTGACATGGCCTGCTGAGGGTTAATTATGGCTCAGGCAACCTTCACCCCCATCCAGCTCTATTACAGCTCAAACGCTGGTGCGACGCCGTCTACGACAAACCTGACGTCGGGTGAGCTTGCCATCAACATCACAGACGGGAAGCTGTTCTATAAGGACAACGCCGGGGTCCTGCAGGTTATTGCTCAGAAGTCTACCGCTTCGACCCCGTTCGCCGTCTCAATTGGCGGGACTGGAATAACCTCCCTAACGACGGGCGGTATTGCTTACGGTGGCGCGACTACATACGCCTTTACTGCCGCGGGTACGACTGGGGATGTTCTTAAGTCAAACGGAGCCGGTGCCCCTACCTGGACGACGCCTGCGAGCACCAACACCCCCTCGGCACTGGTCGTCAGAAACGCCTCTGGGAACTTCTCTGCGGGCACGATAACGGCCGACCTGACTGGCACAGCCTCCACCGCAACAAGCCTCTCTGGTGGCGCTACAGGGGCCGTCCCGTACCAGTCTGCAGTGGGGGCGACGACATTCCTGGCTGCAGGGGCCTCCGGGACGGTGCTTACGATGTCCTCTGGCGGGGTTCCGCAATGGTCCACGGCCGGCACATCGACTCTGGCATCAAACCTTGCAGGAGGCACGGCTGGGGCGCTTGCGTATCAATCTGCACCAAACGCGACCTCATTCTTGACGGCGGGGACTGCTGGCCAGGTTCTGACGTTGACATCAGGCCAGATCCCTGCCTGGGGGAACTTGACCGCCCCCACCTCGGTTGCGAACATCACTGGCGGCGCCGCTGGTTCTGTTCCGTACCAGACCGCCGCGAGCACAACAACGTTCCTGCCTGCCGGTACTAGTGGCCAGGTTCTAACCCTCACATCAGGACAGCTCCCTGCTTGGCAGACTCCGTCGGCAGTTACCTCGGTGGCGAACATTACCGGCGGGAATACGAACACGATCCCTGTTCAGACCTCTGCCAACAACACTAGCTTTATTATTGCGCCTTCGGGATCGAGCTACCTGAACTACACCGGTAGCGCCTTCCAGTGGTCAAACCCCGTCACGAGCGTCTCTGCCGGCACCGGGATGTCCTTTACGACCATTACTGCTTCTGGCTCGGTTGCGATTGATACGGCTGTTGTGCCGAGGTTTGCGAACGCCGGGACGTTTACGGCAACTCAGACGTTCTCAGGATCCTCAAGCGTGGCGGCGCTCACCCTAAACAACGCACTTGAGACTTGTACGGTTAACGCTAGCGCGGCGTCCGGCACGATCAATATTGATGTTGCGACCCAGTCCGTCGTGTATTACACCGCGAACGCTAGCACTACCTGGACAGTGAACCTTAGGGCAAGTTCTGGCACGACGCTAAATTCGTTTATGGCGGCGCAGCAGTCGGTAACGGTAGCGATGCTTGTCCAGACAGGGGCGACAACTGCGGCCTATCCAACGGCAATCACGGTTGACGGTGCTGCCCCTGCTCTAGTGAAGTGGCTTGGGGGGACGGCCCCGACCGCGGGTAACGCGAGCAGTATTGACGTCTACTCCTTCACGGTCATCAAGATTGGGCCGGCAACGTATACCGTCCTGGCCTCTCAAGCCAAGTTCGCCTAACCATGCCCCTCCTCTGCACAACTGGAGCCGCCTCCGCCAAGGGGTTTGGCAACCTTTATCAGCAAATTGCTATTTCTAGCACAGGATGGGCTAGTAGTCTTGGTTTCGGTGTTAATTCACCAGTGTCTATGGTGCTTGACTCCAATAACAATATTTATATTTCAGGGCAGTCATATGTAATTTTTAAAATAGCCCCAGACGGCACCGCTGTATGGCAAAGAATACTCCAACAAAGCGGGACCGGTTTTAGGGATTTGATAATTCAATCAATTCAAGTTTTGAGTTCAAACTCAATTTCAGTGGCTGGCGGAACATCTAACGGTGCTGTTTCCTGGTTGCCAGCATTTTCAGTTGTGAACGTTGACGGAACGGTCTCTTCGTCCCGTTACTTTACGTCTGCCACTTATGACTACATTGACAGCCAAACAATTTCCAGCGCGGGATCAACATATTTATGCTATAGATCTTCGTCAAATTATAATTTGGTTAGGGTTTTTAATGGGGTTGGGGTTTCAAAGAAAAAGTATACAAACGCATCTCACGGCGTAAAATTCATAGGAAGCGGAGCCGGCGATACTGCGTACCTAGGGGCGACATCACCGTCCATTCCGTGCATAACAAAAGTTGATTCAAATTTGTCAATTTTGTGGAAGCTAAACGGTAATTTTGTTTTTGCAAAAGCCTTAGAATTAAACGGGTTTGTGTACGTTACTGGGTACGACACATCTTCATCTGACGGCGTCATATTAAAAATTAACGCCAGCACTGCCGTCCTTGTTTGGGCAAAAAAATATTTATTTGGGGTTTTGTCTTCGGTTGCGGCGGACTCCTCAGGCAATATTTATGTTGCCGGAAACACAAGCTTCGATAAAAAAGGCATTGTTTTAAAATTTGACAGTAACGGCAATTTGATATGGTCAAGATCAATTTTGATTAGCGGCCTAGTCTCAAACCAATACACATATATTCCGTCTATTGTTGTAAATAATACAAACAACACCTTTTGTGTGCAATTTGCGGTTAGCTCTTCTTCTACCTCTTGTTTTATGCTGTCCGTTCCAAATGACGGCACTCTGACCGGGACTTATACGGTAGGCGGCACGACTTTTGATTACAGCAGTAATTCTGCAAATTTATCCTCTATTTCGCCGTCCTTCTCTTCTCTTTCAATGTCTCTTGCTGCCAATTCCGGCAATGAATTCTCGTTCACTCTTTCTCCGTCTTCGAGATCGTTAACCTATAGCAAGATTTCTATCCCATAAACATAGTTGGTTATTATGGTTACCTTATCTGACGTTGATCACAAAATTGATGCCCACGTTGACATTTGTGCTGTCAGGTACGAGGGTATTGAGAAAGAGATGCGCGGTGTTCATGCTCGAATAAAGAGGCTTGAACAGGTCTTTATTACAGGCGCCGGGGCAATCATCGCCCTACTCATGACGGTCATATTAAAGATACACAACTAGGTTTTCGGTGGTGTAAAATCCGCTCGGGCAGCCGCCCAACCAACTTTAGGGGATTTTCATGGACGATTTGATCATTGAAGTTATTGATGGATCAACGCCGCTTGAGGCCTTGAATTCGCTTTTTTCTGTTTCGTTCGCAGTTGCCGCCGAGAATGGCATCAGCGAGTTCACATTGACCCGCTTGTTTGACGCTCAGATATCTGCTCATTTTGAAATTGCCGACAAGGCTGAAGAAGACGCTGAAGGCGAAGAGGGCGGCGAAGACGACGACGAGTAAGAACAGGGCCCTGGTGGTGAGCTGCCAGGGCTCAATTAAGGGGCGGACATGGAAATTGCTGAACTTTTCCTTAAAGCCTGGCCGGTGCTGCTGGGCCTTGTCACGCTCATTATTGTGCTGTCTAAGCTTGACTTGAGGGTTGCTGTACTTGAGGAGAAAATTAAAACGGCCTTTGAGATCATCAACAAGATGAAGGACAAGCAAAATGGCTGACTTCAATCCTGCGTTCGAGAAAATGATCGTCGATGAGGGCGGTTATGTTTTACACACTGTTCCGGGTGACACCGGTGGGATGACATATGCAGGAATTGCGCGAAACCCAAACCCTCAATGGCCTGGGTGGGCTCTTATTGACCGCGGCCAGCAGGGTCCTGCTCTTACGGGGATGGTTCGTTCGTTCTACAAGACTGAGTATTGGGATTGCATCCGAGGTGATGACATTGCGAGCCAGGCTGTTGCGGAGTCAATATTTAACTTTGGCGTAAACACCGGCATCAAGGTTGCAATCAAGCTGGCGCAGTTGATTGTGGGCGCTACCCCAGACGGCGCGGTTGGGGATATGACCTTGCAGAAGTTCAACGCAATAAACCCAGATGCATTCAAGAATGCTTATGCGCTAGCAAAAATCACTCGCTACGCCGACATCTGCAATAAAAACAAAACGCAATCTAAATTTTTGCTGGGCTGGATCAATCGCACTTTGAAAGGACTTAAATAATGGATCTAACGCAAACGTACATTAAAGAATGTTTTGATTACAATCCAGAAACGGGAGCGTTCTTTTGGAAAGTGCGGCCACTAGCTCATTTTAAGAGCGAACGGCGTCAAAGAGTGTTTAATAGTGTGTACCCGAGGAAACCGTGCGGTCATTTGAGCGAAGAAGGTTATTTGGTTATTAGGCTTAGCGGTTTTTTATACAAAGCCCACCGGCTTGCGTGGTTGTACATTCACGGCAATATGCCAACCGAATGGCTTGACCACATCAATCGAAATCGATCAGACAACAGAATTGTCAATCTTAGGCTGGCGTCAGCGGAACTAAATGCCCAGAATGCTTCGGTTCGTAGTGACAACACAAGTGGTGTTCAGGGCGTGTCTTGGCACAAAGCCTCAAAAAAATGGGTTGTGCAGATTAGCAAAAAAGGAAAACCAACTTACGTCGGGTTATTTGCAACAATAGATGAGGCAACAGAAGCTAGAAAACAAGCTGAACTTGCACGGATGGAGAGTTGTTGATGGACCTAATTGGTATAGGAAGCATTATTGAGGGGGTTGGGAAAGTTGCGGGGGATTTGTACACAACCGACAAAGAACGCCTTCAAATGGCGCTGGAGGACCGCAAGCTTGACCTTGAGGAAAAACGCATCGACCAGGCTACAGACCTCGCGCAGGTGGATATCAATAAAATCGAAGCGGCGTCTACTAGCTTATTTGTCAGCGGGTGGCGTCCTGCTGTGGGCTGGATTGGGGTTCTGGGTCTGGCTTACCAGTTCCTCGGGTACCCCTTAATGCAATGGGTTTGGGCCTTCGGACAGGGAGTAGAATTGATCCCTGCAGGTTTAGCGGCGCCGCCCGATCTTCAGGTTGAGCAGCTCATGACTCTGCTTGCTGGTTTGCTTGGCTTTGGCGGGATGCGCTCGTTTGAGAAGCACAAGGGCGTTGCCGCAAAATAAGGAAGTGTCATGGCCGTTGAGATGACCTATGCGAGTTTGGTAACAGACATCTCCTCTTACTTGGAGCGTACTGATACGGCCACGCTTGAGAAGATTCCCACTTTTATCATGCTTGCCGAGCAGGTTATTTCTTCGGAGATCCAGTTCCTGGGCAATCTGACGGTGGTGACTAGCACGATGAATATCGGCGAGCCGACCATTGTCAAGCCGGCAAGATGGCGCAAGACCGTCTCTGTCAACCTGATTGATAATAATCAGCGCCAGCCTGTGTTCTTGCGAAAGTACGAGTATCTGAGGAATTACTGGCCTAACGCCACTCAGACTGATACGCCCGTATATTACTGCGACTACGACTATACGCACTGGCTAGTGGCCCCGACCCCTGACCTGGCTTATAACTACGAGGTCTTGTATTACGAGCGGGTTCAGCCTCTGGATGTTACGAACCAGACTAACTGGTTTACGCAGTACGCTCCCCAGGCGATGCTGTACGGTAGCTTGCTGCAGGCGATGCCGTTTTTAAAGAATGACGAGCGGATTCCAATGTGGCAGGCGCAGTACGACAAGATCATCGCTACATTGAAAACAGAAGACGTTGCCCGGATTGGTGACCGTCAGGCAGTCGTGAGGGATTCATAATGAGTTTTATTAGCCCGTTCACTGGCGACGTCATTCAACCTACTGACGTCTCCTATCGCAGCATCAATCTAACGGCCAACACGACGCTTGCATGGCCTGTTAATGGTAACGCCGCGGGTGACGTCATTGCCCGCATTATGGACGTTTCTGCAGCCACTGCAGGGCTAACGATCACGCTGCCTGCTGCGAACCAGGCGTCTGTTGGCCAGGATAGCTTGATCCGAAACGTTGGGTCGAACTCCTTTAATGTCGTAAATAACGCAGGCGGTGCCGTTGCTACTGTTGCCGCTAGCCAGTCGCGCTATATCTACATCTCAACGAACACGACTGCGGCCGGCACCTGGGGCTCTATTGCGTTCGGTGTTGGGTCATCTAACGCTGACGCGGCCACGCTTGCCGGGTACGGGCTCAAGGCAATTTCAACGACCCTGAACTCTTCGCACCCTGTTAGTACGTTCTCGGCCAACTACACGACGGTGGCTGCGGATAGGGCGGGGACGTTCGTCTGGACTGGCGGAAGCGGGACACTAACGATTACCTCGGCGGCTACGCTAGGCAACGACTGGTATATCTTGCTTCGCAACGGCGGAACCGGAAACCTCGCGGTAACCCCAAGCTCTAGTCAGTTAATTGACGGGGCAAATTCGATCTCCTTGGCTCCCAGTGACTCGTGCATGATTTGCTGCTCTGGGAGCACTTTTTATACTGTTGGGTTGGGCAGGAGCACCCAATTTAACTTTACGCAGCTCACGAAGGCGGTGGCGTCCGGGACCTATACCCTGACCCCTTCAGAGGCCGCCAACGTCATCCAAAAGTATACGGGCACTATTACTAGCCCGGTTACGGTCGTATTGCCTCAGACGATTCAGGTTTACTACATTACGAACCAGACGTCCTCTGCGATCACATTCTCAACTGGCGCGGCTGGGGCGGCCACGGTTTCTGTTCCTGGCACCCAGCAGGTTATCCTTTTGTGTGACTCGGTCAACCTGCTCAACGCATCTACGATCGCGGTTGGGGGCTCCTCCCTGTCCTTGGTTAATGGCTCGGCTGGGTCTCCTTCCCTGTCGTTCTTATCAGAGGCCTCGACGGGTATGTTCTACCCTGCCACAGGTGAGATCGGGCTGGCCATCCTTGGTGTAAAGATGTTTGGCCTTACCGCGAGCGGGCTAACTGTCTCTGGCATTGGGACCTTCACAGGCGGGATTTCTGGTGGAGTTTTCTAATGACAAAGAAGGTCTTTTCGTTAAACACTCTCGCCGGGGTCCAGAGAGACGGGACGGTATTCGACAAGAACTTCTATACCTCGGCTCGGTGGGCGCGTTTCCAGCGAGGTCGTCCACGAAAGATTGGCGGCTATAGGGCGCTCTCAGAACAGTTAAGCGGACCCTCTCGAGGCATCTGGGTCAACTCCTCGAACGGCATCAACCAGGTCTTCTCTGGGTATAGCAGCGGCCTGCAAGA